ACAACTGCAGACATCACCCTTAAGGATGAAGTCTCCAACAAAGACGGCAAAACTTACTCGAATGTAATTCAAGCTAAGTTCGCAGTCTAAAATCACAACAAAACGGAGGCAGGCCAAGGCCTGTCTCCCTTTTTTTGCTCCGAGTCAAACCGTTGACTTAAGGCCACTGCCACACAAAATTCTATCTGATGCTTCTCAGGGATCAAGGGACGCGAAATGTTCCATTTCGGCCCGCTTAATCTCCTAATCAGTAACCAGATTCGGAATCTAGTATGCCACCGCCCCTAAGTCGTTGACTCTAGGTTACTTGCTACACCAGCCCCATCACGATGTGACTGCTTTGCAACTAACCTTGCGATTGTGACCGCTATTGACACCGGCACACAGCCTACAGTGGGGCTACCCCCCACCTCCGCCCGGGTACCACTATCACTACCACTCGCAATCGCCTATCAATCACAGAAATAAAAAAGGATCCTTGGGGGGCTTGATATATCAGGCAAAATGCAAAGCGGTTGATTAAATACTGGTTTATGACCGCTAGAATAGAATATTCGCCTGGTATATCCGGCAAAGAGCTCTCTTTCGTTGATGTTTTCTAGTACCCCCAACCGGTGGTAAGGGGGGTACCGAAATTGTACTCTGTATATCAATGAGGACTCCTTTACGACATGGGTAATAAGCAAATCACACGATTAAGAGAAGATGTTCATAAATTCATTCACGATGATGATTTTGAAATGGCTATGAATGCACTTCGAGAAGGGTTAAAAGCTAATCAAACCGTCCGGAGAAACCGTGCAGATGGAGAAAGAGGTGTGGAATACGCCGAAACCCCTTGCCACACCGTTCGTATTGCCGCCGCAAAACTCATGTTAGAGTACGGTTTTGGTAAACCCGCCACTAGAGCGGAAATTACGGTCAATAACGAAGCCTCAAAAGCCGCAACTCCTGCTGATATCATGGCTAGATTTCGTACTTCAGGCATGGATTTGAACGAAATTATCGATGTTTACGCTGAATCGGTAAAAGAAGTGCCGATGGAGATCGAAAACGATGGATAAGCGGTATGAAGAGTATTTTGTGACCTCTGAACCTCGTCGAGTTGTTGATGCTTACAACGAAGACGATGTAAATCCGCTAGAAACCCAGACTTTAGACAGTTTGGTAGATGCAGAACGGTTAGAACTTAGCAGAACCGCAGCAGGCGAGGGCAGAAACCAGGGTTTAGACGGTATGCGTCTGATTATGCAGACCATAAAGAATCGAGCGGCCGACAAAAAGTGGCCGGGAACCATCGAAGAAGTCACCCGACAGCCCAAACAGTTCAGTGCATGGAATAAAGACGACTCTAATCGGCCCTATATGGAGTCTTTGAGTTTAGATTCCAACGATTCTCAGTTTTTACAGGCTTACGAAGTTGCAGAGGAAGACCTACCAGAGCATTTGAATGAATTTAAGGACGCAGATCACTACCATACTGATAAAGTATCTCCGTCATGGTCCAAAAGCCCAAAAATAAGAAAGCTAGGACAGTATAAAGACCACATCTTTTACAGCACTAAACCTGGAACAGGTGTATCTCCCGCCGCAAGCCTGAAAGGCGGATCATTATGACCAAAGACCTTGGACCAGCGCAAAAGTTCGAACGAGAATTAGCATCGGTATTTGTCCGGTGGTGGGAGGAGTCTGACTTAGAGGACCATGAAATGGCTGAGATTGCATTGGCTGTAACCGATAGGTTTTGCACTACGGATGTAGAGTTTGAAGCTGACTTCGAGATGGAGGAGGAGGAGGACGAGTGATGCACAGCCTGGAGCACATAAAATTTATAAATTCGGACGAATCGCTCCGGATCCGTCGAATAATCGCACATAAATTAAACCATGCCGGCAAGAAAAAAGAAACCAGCAAAAAAGTCTAGTTCTACAAAGACCAAGAAAGACGCTTGTTATCAAAAAGTAAAAGCGAGCTACAAGGTATTTCCGAGCGCGTATGCGAGCGGGGCTATTGCCAAGTGCCGAAAGAAAGGCGCTGGAAGGAAGAAGTAAAGATGGCGGTTCGAAAGACAGCGAAGGGCGCGGCATTGAAGCGTTGGTTCAAAGAAAAATGGAAGGACGAAAAAGGGAACCCGTGCGGATCTTCGAAAAACAAGGGTGTCAAGAAGTGCCGTCCGAGCAAAAAAGTTTCATCTAAGACCCCCGTCACCTGGAAAGGCGTCGGCAAACGAAAGAAAGCTGTCGTCGCTGAAAAAAAGCGTGTCGGTATGGGAAAACGAACATCATCAATCCGAAAGAGAGGTAAGAAATAATGCCTACAAAGAGAAAGCCTAGTAAACCCATACGGAAGACGACTAAGGGTAAAGGAGCTAATTACAGGACTGTCAAGGCTGGTGCGGGTATGACCAAAAAAGGTGTCGCCGCATATCGTCGTGCTAATCCCGGCTCCAAGCTCAAGACCGCTGTCACCGGTAAGGTAAAACCTGGAAGCAAGGCTGCTAAGCGACGCAAAGCATTTTGTGCCCGGTCCAAAAGCTGGACTGGCGAGAGGGGCAAAGCCGCCCGCCGTCGCTGGAAGTGCTAATGGAAAGCTCCGATCAACTTCAAGACTTAATCCGTATAGATCCCGAGGTGTGGTTTAGCACCTTTGGAGTCATCAAGGACAAGCGGGGCAGGGATATAAAGCCCGTGCCGAACACGCTTCAAAAGCGGATGTTTGCCCATTACCGAAAATGTCAGATTGAGGATAAGCCGTGCAAGATGATCATCTTAAAGCCCCGGCAAAAGGGTGCGAGTACATGTGCACAGGCATTGACATATCATCATATGCGCAAGCATGAGAATTTGAGTGGTAGTCTGATGGGTGACATTAGTGGCACCAGTGATAAGGTTTTTGAAATTTACCGCCGATATGCGGAATACGACCTTTTTCCATGGGACGAAAGCGGAGGGTCTTTGGCCGAGGGTGGTAGCCTTGCGGATTTGATCAAATTAAAAAGCCGTAGTAATTACGGAAAGGAAACCGCAGGTTCCAAAAACGCGGGTCGATCCGGTACCATCCAGGTTGGCAATATGACAGAGGTTGCATTTTGGCCTATGCAGGGTGAGCGGGATCCTGCTTTGGGATATCTTCAATCATTATATGACGGGGATAATATATCCTTGGTTGTGGCTGATTCCACCCCGAACGGTCCAAACGGCTGGTTCTATCGTACCTGGGTTCAGGACAATGAATGGGCTAAGATCTTTGCGGCATGGTATGAATTTGATGATTCATCGACACCTTTTGAGAACGAGTCGATGAAACAGGATTTTATCGACACGATGACTGAGGATGAGAAGTCCGAAATGGAGCGATTCGGTGTAAATTATGAACAACTTCACTGGCGTCGCCGTGTTCTTCAGGACAAATGTAATGGTGATATCAGCAAATTCCGTCAGGAATATCCGAGTGATCCTGATGAATGTTTCTTAATGTCCTCCCGCCCGCGTTTTCATGTGGCGAATGTGGAAAACATGATGAAGGCTGCGGAAAAGATAAAATTTAAAACTGGTACCATGAGCGTCCAGAATGATGGGAGATCGGGCAGTTTTACACCTGACAAAGGTGGTATGTGGAAAGTATACGAAGAACCTGAATACGACTCCCGTTATATTATATCTGTCGACACATGTACCGGAGAAGATCAGCAAATGCAGGGTTTAGCGGCGGATCCAGATTTTCACTCTGTGCAAGTATGGAAGGCACCCTTTGAAGACTGGCATGGTGACTGGCATGTTCCTCGCTTGGTCGCATTACATCATAGCCGTTTAGATATAGGAATCCTTGCTCATGAGGTTGAAGGTGCTGCCCGGTGGTATGGGAATGCTTTTGTCGTGCCTGAAGTAAACAATTCCGGTTTGGCGTTGTTAAAATATTTGCTGGAGATGGGGTTAAGCGTGTATCGCCGAAGAAAATATAATGATTCCATGGGTATGGTTGAAAAAAGCTTTGGCTGGTCGACCGATAAAATTACCCGAAAGACCATCATTGACCACATGGCATCTGAATTGATCGATGAAAACTTTGATATTCCTGATATTGATGTATTAAAAGAGCTCAAGACTTTCATCATAAATGATCGCGGTAAGCCGGAAGCGGCGCCGGGCCATCACGATGATCATGTTTTGGCTGCCGCCATCGCTATCTACAATATTGATCAGGCTAGTAAGTATCAGCTTCCCAAGAAGAAGAAGATTACCAACCGGATGCTTCATAAAAACCCGAGCCTTTTATGCCCGGATGGCTTCATGCGGGTACCTCTTTCATCGCTTAAGAAGAATCACAAGCGGTTGAGACCGTAATTCTGTATATCTACCCTTCTGCTATGGATTACGAAAAAGTTCTTCGCGATGGTAAGATGGATGCCTTTATAGCTTCTCGCTGGTTAAGAGAAAATCCCGAGGTAGCACGTAAAGCTTTACAAGCATACGCTGAAGAACAAGGTGTCAATTCTGTGTACGAACTCTTTCCAGGGCGTGCACCAGAAGGCGGCGAGATTGATTACAGCCCTGGTTTTTTTGAAAGCGCTTTAAGCGCTACCCAAAATTTTTTAGGGGATAACATAGATTCCGATTTATACCCCACATACAACCCGCCTAGAAAAATTGCGCCTGGTGCAAAGCCGAGCCTTTTTGATTTAGAAAAAATGAGCGGGTTAGATTTCGGACTTGAAGGGTCTGAAAGCCCTAAAGATGTTTTTACCGATGATGAATATCAACAAGAGCGTGCTAGTAGCAAGGTGTATAAACCCGACTATCGATCGAAAGATCAAAAAGAAGCAGCAAAACCAGCAGTCGCAGCTCCGGCTCCCGCTCCCGCTCCCGCTCCCGCCCAAACCTTGGATAATCCTAACCCGAAGCCATCCGGAACTGCCGCAGCAGCTAAAGCAGCGAGAAAAACCTCGCAGGATGCTTTTGGAGAAGATGACCAGCAGGCTAGAATTGAAAAATCCGAAGCTA